AAACACCTAAAGATGCTATAGAAACTTTAAAAAAATCTAAAATAAATTATTTATATTTTTCAGAAGATAATAAATTATATGAAAATAATTAATTTTAAAAGCCCTCCAAAAAATAATGTTTTTGCACCTGAATGGAATTATTTTATATTTGAAAGATATATTGAAGATGTAAATTTTAAAAATCTTTCTAAATTTATTCTTAATAAAGAAAAAGAAATATTAAAATTACCTCCAAAATTATTTAACAATAAAATATCAGATGGATATACTGGTCTTGGAAAAAATAGTACAACTGCAAGATATGATAGATATAATGTTTTAAAATGGCAGTTTGAAGAAATATCTAAACTTAAAATAAATATTATAAATTTTCATAATGATATTTTAAAAAAATTAAATTTAAAACAAGTAGATCAATTGTACGCACAGTCTTGGATGAATGTTATGAGAAAGGGAGAAAAAATAAAACCACATTTACATTCTGTAAAACCTGACTGTTATCTAGGAGGTCATATTTGTGTTAAGACAAATAATACCTCTACATATTATATTAATCCCATTAATCAAATTACAGATCCTGAAACATATCAAAGTAAAAATGAAGAAGGTAAAATTACTATCTTTCAAAATAATATTCCACATTATACAGATATTGAAAATTCTGAAGAAGAAAGAATTACAATCGCTTTTGATTTATCTTTATTTAAAATAACTGACAATCATATTAAATTAATTTAATTTTCTTATTATAATATTCCATTCAAAATTATTTAATATGTATTCTAAATAAATTATTTTTTGTTTATTTCTTTTTAAAAAATTATGTAATTCTTCTTTATCAACTATTATCCATTTATCTATAGTATCAAAAACTATTTTATCAGCTTTACTTTCAAAATAACCTTTTTTTCCTAAATCATTTTCATTTAATTTAGTTATTGGTCTTAAATCAAATTTTAATTCTTCATTAGATTTGTTTTTTAAAATTCCTTTTACGTCCCATAGTTCTTTCTTTTTGATACTATTACTAGACAAAGTATAGTTTTGTAGATGTTCTAAAAATTTATTCAATTATTTAAAACTTGGACCAGTTATCCAACCTACTAAACTTTTTCTTTCTCCTCTTGTTACAGGCGTAACTTCGTGTAAAATATAACTAGGAAATAGATAAATCATTCCTTGTTCTTTATCTGCTGTCGTAGGTTTACTTCCAGTATAAAAATTTAAATCCCCTCCATCGTAATCTTTAGGATCCGATAATTGCACAGTTAGAGATAATTTTCTTGTAACATTGTTAAACGCATTATCAACATGCTTGCCATAATGACCTGATGGAGCTTTATAATGTGTGAATTGTAAACCTTCTACAAAACCATAAACATCAAATTTAAAAAATTTATCATTCATATAATTTACTGAATCAACTAATCTTTTAAATATCCAATCTGAATCTTGATCTGGAAAAATCCACGAAATATCGCTATCCCTTATTTGTTTTTCTATTTTATTTTTTCCTGTAATAGTGCCATCAAACTTTTTATACTTATCTGATAATTCTATAATTTTATGACATTCATCTACTGTAAAAACTTTTTTACTAAATGAATAACAATGCACATGATCTAGTTTAAACATCCAACTTGAATTATATGTAAGCATCTAATACCAATTAATATTTAATACGACTCTTTCTCCATCTGAGGTGTGAAAAGAACCAGCGTGTTTATAATGAGATGGAAAAATAACCATTCTATTTTCTATACAATCTATTGACTCACCATTTTCAAAAACTGTAGGTCCGTTAGTATTATTAAAATAAAAAATACCTGTTTTAGCAACTTTATGTTCATCTTCAAAATCTCTATGAAAGCCATATTTTCCAAATTCTTTTTCAGGTAAAGTCAAATTTATTTTGACTTTTCGTAATGCATAAATATTTAATTTGTTTAACACTGGTAAAATAATATCGAAATGTTCACTATTTATTTTGAAGTTAGTATAAAAAACATGTGTAAATTGTTTACCACTATCACCTGGAAAAACTTTATCTTGTTGATAATACCAAGGGAAATAATTTTTAGATGGTTCTGGTAAAATACTTTCTTTTAAAATATTAAATTCTTCTTTCTTTAAAAAATTATCTATTACTTTTATCGTCACAAAATTTTTAAATAAAAACTAAATTTGATCCCAAGAAGATGTTGATTCGTTCCAATAATAATTAAACTCATCTTCATCCCAAGATTTCATGCCTTTCCATCTTATGTTATCATTATCATAATCAATAACATATCTTACTTCATCACCTTCACTGTTTGTATATGTTTGTACAGACGGCTCTGGAATTGGTGGATCCCAAGATCCTTTGTCGTTAGGTCCAACATAAGTGCTATAAGGTTTAACATTTATAAACCTATCATTTTCTGGATCGTATGTCCCACCTATTTGTGCATAATTCATTCTAAAAGGTGTTCCGCCTAATTTATGAACTCCTAAATGTGTATTGTAAGAAGTTTGTTTCCAATTAGAATCTGGTTCACCATAATGATTTTTATAATGATTTTTTAAAAAATCAATTCCTAATTGTTCTTGTTCTACTTCATTTTCGTCAGTAATAACTTCGTTGTTTAAAACATCAACTCGTAGAACAACATTATTTTCGTCTAATTTTGCAAAGTGTGCCATTATGCTGTGTAACTCCCATCACCAGTAAATGTCAAAATTGTATCAGTTCCACTTGTGCTTACACTAGGACTTCCCGATGTTGTACCAGTATAATTTTTGGTAGGCATTCTAAGAATTACTACACCAGAGCCACCGTTTCCACCGTCTACAATACTAGAGTTATTATCAACACCGCCGCCGCCTCCGCCGCCGCCTGTGTTACTAGTTCCGTTACTTCCATTAGTATTATTAGCTCCGTTTCCTCCGCCGCCAACTCCTGCTGTTCCTACAGGACGACCTCCGCCGCCTCCTCCAGCACGAGCTACGCTTGATCCACTAATACTACTTCCAAGACCATCTCCCCCTTGACTTTGTCCATCAGTATTTCCGGATTCTTGAGCACCTCCGCCGCCACCAGACTGACCACTAGGACCAGAACCAGAACGACCGCCACCAGGAAAACCTTCTCCCGAAGTACCACTTCCAGCACTTCTATCAAAATTATCTGCTCCTCCGCCACTTCCTCCACTGTTACCAGGGTCATCAATAGTGGCACCTAATCCACCACCTGTTGTGGTTACGTTGGTAATATCAGAGCCAGTTAAACTTGATCCAGATCCATTAGATCCCCCTGAAGAAGTTCCACCTGCACCTCCGTCACGACCTCCGCCGCCTCCACCGATAGTAACAGAATATGTAGTTCCTGGATTAAATGTTTTTGCTGTTTCACTAGAAGATCCTCCACCCGAAGTTTCTGTACCAAATGAATTTCTATATCCCCCGGCTCCGCCGCCTCCTCCGCCAACAGATAGTGGAGTTCCTGCTCCACCTCCGCCGCCACCGGCGATAACTAAATATGAAACTGTGTATGGTCCAGGTGCTTGATCTCCAATAGAACCAAACCCTAAAACTTGATATCCAAACATCTATTACTCCTCCTATGCGTCGTTTGCAGCATCAGTAGTGAAGAATAATTTAATTCCTAATAGTCTTGCATCTGCTGTTAAAGTATCACTACCGTCATTTGCATCTCTAAATATTTGAAAGAATACCTCGTCACCAGCAGCCGGTGAACCACCTATAGTTATTGCTGAACTTTCTGATGATACATCTAAATCATTTGCTGTACCACTATGAGCTTTTGTTACAGCTACTCCTGTGCCAAAAGCAGTATCAATTGCATCATTGTCTGACGCAGCAACACCTTGCAGTTTAAAAATTGCATTACCTGTGTTTGTACTGTTTGCTGTAAAATATGCCTGAAAAGTTACTGTTCCTTCGTTCCACGATTTTGGGAAAGCAACAGCAAATTGTGCGTTTTCATCTGAATCTTTATCAAAATCTAAACATTTTAATTCTGGTCGACCCGCAGTAAGTTCTACTTGTTCTAATTCTGCACAGCCATTTGTTGTAGTGGGATACATAGCAACTGCAGGTACCCAAATAGTTTCTTTACCTGCAACTTTTATTGCAGAACCACCAACTTGAGCAACACCATCTCCGTTTGGAGCAATATTAATATTACCATCAGCTGCATCTGTAATAGTTATTGTACCTGAATCAGTTCCACTGTTTGTGCTTAATACTAAATCTGCAGCACCACCTGTTGTAACTGTAAGTGTGCCTGCACCATTTGAAGTTAAAGTGGCAGCTGCTCCAGAGTCTCCAACTTTTACAGTATCACCAGCAAGAACAACATCTCCAGTTCCCTTTGGTGTAATGTTTATATCAATATTTGAATCATCTCCTGTAGATGAAATAGTTGGCCCTGCACCAGTTGCTGCGTTTGCAATTGTAAATTCGTTAACTGCAGAACTCGTGGCTGTTAAAAGAGCTAATTCATTTCCGTTGGTATCTAAAACTGAGGTTCCAATTTTAGGTGAAGTTAAAGTTTTATTTGTTAAAGTTTGTGTTCCAGCAAGTGTAACATCACCAGCTGGTAAAGTATCTATATCTGGGTTAGTGCTATCGTTTGCAGTTGCAAATACTAAAGCATCACCTTTATTATCTGTTGCAAAAGTAAAACTATCTCCTGAACCAGTTGCATATTTAAATTGAACAGTGTATGACCCTGAAGTTGAGTTTCTTAAAAAATAAAAAGTTTGAACATCATTTGGAATAGTTACGATTTGATTTCCTGTAATAGTTCCTGTAAACTCAATCATTCTGTGAGAAAGTTCTGCACCAGTTGCTCCATCACTAACAGCTAATGCTGTAGTTTGTGCACCACCGGCAATGCTTTTTGCAATATATCCACCAGAAATTTGTTCTATAATTTGTAAATTAGTATTAGTTTTTGTTCCCCATGTACCAGCGTTTTCACCAGTGGCTTGGAGTTCTACCCCTAAAGGTGTATATGTTGATGCCATAAATTTTATCTCCTATGCAGCGTCACTATAACTTGTATTTGATCCTGTTGCAACATTTGTATACGATGAATTTGACCCTGTGTCAACGTTTGAATATCCTTGAATTCCAAACCCTGAAGAGGTTCCAAAAACAGCAACAGAAGCAGTCGCAGAAACTCCTGTTAATCCTATAACCTGATCAGCAACTGTAACTGATCCAACTGAAGAAGTTGCAGAAACTCCTGTAACTCCTATCACATCAGCAGGTGATAAACTACCCACATTTGATGTTGCTGATTGACCCGTTGGTATTAAAGTTATATCACTGTTTGTTATTATTTCTCCAACTGACGCAGTCGCAGAAACTCCTGTTAGTCCCATAACATCTGCAGGCGCTAATGATCCTACTGAAGCAGTCGCAGAAACTCCTGTTAATCCTATGACCTGATCAGCAACTGTAACTGATCCAACTGAAGAAGTTGCAGAAACTCCTGTTGGTTCTACAACTACGTTTCCAATTATTGTAGGTGATCCAACATTTGAAGTTGCAGAAACTCCTGTAACTCCCATGACATCTGCAGGTGATAATGATCCAACACTTGCTGTAGCAGACTGACCATCAAGTATTAAGGTTCCTTGAATACCCCAACCACCTTGGTTCCAAGGTTGTCTGCCCCAACCTGAATTTATCTCTGCTTCTACTGTTACTGTACCTACAGAAACTGTTGCTGCTACACCACTTACTTCTACTTTAAAAGTTCCATTCCAACCATCTTCACCCCAAGCATCAGATCCCCAACCTGCTTCAGGAAAAGCATCTACACTTCCAACAGAAGCTGTTGCTGATACACCAGTTGGTTGAATTAAATTTACACCAGATTGCCAAGAGTTAGATCCCCATGTGTTTTCACCCCAATCACTGTCTCCTACGTAAGCTGATCCACCCATTCCAGAGTGGTTACTACAATAATAATAAAGAATACTTGGAGCATCAGAAGCAACTGTTATTTGAGTATATGCTCCTGAACTTCCTGGAGTGCCGTTAGTTGTAACCCCAGTTGTATATTCAGAACCTCCACCATGTGTTCCATCTTCTGTTGTTGATAATCTTAACGGGTGATTATTATTAGATGAATCAGATTGATCAAATCTGTAAGTTCCGCCTCTTGATAATAAAACTGAATCTTGAATTACACCATTAACAGCATATTTATTACCACTCGCCGTGCTTACGACGGTGATTGTAAATGTCGTAGTAGACATAAGAGTCTACCTCCTATGCTATTCTTATGATCGCGTTTGTTGCGTCTGCTGTTGGGAATTGAATTGTAAAAGTTCCGCTTGTAACTGTTTTATCAGAACCAAATGCTATAACTGCGCATGCAGGATTACCTGTTGCTGTATCGTTATAAATTAATGCACCGTTTGCTGTAAAAGAAGCGTCAGTGTAACTTACATCATTAAAATCACAAACAGCTGTTGTGCTATCTGATGTTGGAGTAACGCTAGTAAGTGTTGCACCTCCAGATGTATAAGCACTTGATGTTCCTGAATTTGTTATTTCGTTTGTAGATGAAAAAGCTGTTGTGCCTGCCCCTAAAGTTGCAGAGCTGGTATATAAAGCTATTTTAAATGTATTACCTGTTGTTGCTGTAAAATCGTGAACTCCTTTTAAAAGTTCTACTTTAAAACTTGTACAAACTGCCGATGTTATTGCCATAATTTATCTCCTATGGGTTTGCTGAGGTTACCGGAATACGAACAGCGCCATCAGTGTAGTCGTCTCTTCGTCTTCTACCAACTTGCTCGTTAGCAAACTTCTGTACCTCTTGTTTATACTTATTTTCATATAGTGTCAACATATCTATTGGACCTTTTAAAAAT